CTGTTCGGCACAGACGGATAATACATTTTGTATTATTGTATATTGTTGTATATACGATTTAATGCCTGACATAATTCTTAGAACGTTATAATTGGTAGCATAAACACGGACTTTAGCAGTCTTGGTACCTTCAACAGTGGCATTAGATAAGACCAATTGTAGTGTGGCATTATCAATTCTTGAGAAATTGCAAGTACCACTTGGTTGGTGTTCTTCAGGTCTCAAGGCGAATGAGTAAACGTTAATACCTTCATCAGGGTTTCTGGTGTGGGATTGGTATGGTTGGACCCATGAGAAGTAAGAACCTTCACGCTCTGAGAATCTATCTTGACCGTTAAGTTGTAACTTGGCAGTTACGACTGGGTTAAGACCCCAACAGTGCATGTCTAATGAGGTTTCACTAAGAACGAATGTTCCTGCATCAGAGACAGTTGATTGATTCTTGTAGTGATCAGTAGTATCAAGGTATTGAGCAAAGGCTGGATCGTTGGCAATAGAAGATGGGAATTCAATAGGACCTCCACCTATGTTAACTTCAGGGTATGGATTATTAGGTCCGTTCCAGTATCCGGTGAAGTCAGCTGGAATATCAGCGTCAGTAGCTCCAGCGTCAGTGAATAATCCACGAACGTCAATGTATGCGCGTGAATCGGCGGCAATAGCACCAGGACCTCCGAAAGCATGGATAGCGTTTGGAAGAGCATCAATGGCATCAGTGTAGTTGAATGGTTGGGCACCTAGAACTTTGAAAAGAAGGGCATCACAGACAAGGGATGAGCAGTAATCTACGTTTTGATCAGGTTGAACAACCCAGATTAATTCCTTAACAGGGTGGTTGAAGTTAAGCTTGATCTTGTTGGATGAAGAACCGACGGATTCATCACCAGTGAATTGTAGTTGAGTAATCAAGTATTCGTGAGGGTTTTGTGCCATTCTTCTTCTTTCATCAGTATCAAGGAAAACGTAGTCAACATAAAGTGAAGCAGCAACTAATGATTGATTGTATGCAATAGTAGCTGGGACTGGTCTTCCAGGAGTGTATTGAGTTGCAGCTCCTTGAGATGGATCACTGTTGCAGTTTAATGTGGTAACAGCCCATAAACATTCATCAATAGGACGAATATCAAGGTTGATTTTGACTTCGTGATATTGAAGAGCGATTAAAGGAAGAGCAAGTCCAGGGTTGGTACAGAACCAGAATTGAAGAGGAACATAAAGAGTGGTTTCTGGAAGAGCATTACGAGGAGCACAAACTTGACGTGGTGCCATGGAATCACAAGGTCCGTCAACATCAGCGAAAGATGGATCAGTGATGAAGGTTAATTGAGTGGTGTTACCAATCATCTTGAAGTATCCACGTTGTTGTTCAGAAGTCATAGTAAGTTGGTTCCAGATGTGCATCCAGTCACCATATTGACGATCAATTCTTTGACCTCCAATTTCAACTTCAACTTGAGCAATAAGTTGCTCACCAGGGAAATCTAACCAACGAGCATATACTCCTTGTCCTTGTCCAAGGACAAAGGCACCAAGACCCATAAGTTGGTTGATTTCAGGTAAAGTGACTTGAAGGTAAGTTCTGTAAGCCAAATCACCATTTCTACTGATAATACATTGAACACGACGTCCAAAATCAGCTTGGCCATTGAATGTTTGTTCAATTGATTCAATAGCAAAGTTAGTGTATCTACGGTAAGTTACTTTCCAAAAAGTAATTTGTGGGTTTCCTGTAAGGTAAACATCCTGTGCGCCATAAGCGACTAGTTGCATTAATCCGCCTCCCATTTTTATACAATTGCTAAAGAAAAAAATTTTGAAAAATTAAATTTAATTCATTTAATTAATAATTAAATTTAATAGTATATATTTAACACGATAATTATTTATCTAGGTTTTTATTTAAATCTAAATTGCTGTTCATAAATTTTAATAAATAAGAATCTTCAATTATTTCTTTTTTATTCTCGTGTTTTTTAGTAAAAATGTAAGAAGTGTTTTGTTTTTTAATACTCCAACCCTCTTCTAATGCATTATAAATTAAATTCATTTTTTTAAAAACGATTGGATTTATTTTCATATTATTACTTTCTAAATAATCTGCTAGATTTATTGTTAAATCCATTACTTATTTTTAAGAAAAATATTAGTTTGTTTAAACTATTTCATAATTTTATGAAAATTTTATATTTGTAATTTTAAATAATATAATAATATAATTTATATTAATTTCAAATTAAATAAAAAATATGTTTTAATTTAAATGCCATCTTTTAAGCCAAAAACAATAAAAAAAATAAAATTTAACAAACAAAACGCAATAACTTTGGATAATAAACATAAAGAATTTATTAATGAATTTACAAAAGATGAAAATAGTAGGATTCCTGAATTAGAAAATGAAAAAAATCAAGTTAGAAAACAATTAAATGATCCTGAAATATTAATTGAATTAAAATTGGAATTAATTGACAAATTAAAAGAAATTAATATAAAAATTAAAGAATTAAAAAATAAAAAAAAAGAATATTTTTTAGATAATTCAAAATATATTTTTGAGTATTTTGAAAATAAAAAAAATATATCCAATGAAGAAACAAATGTTTCTAATAATAAAATAAATAATAAAAACAAAATATTGAATAAATTTTTTAAAATTAATCAGTCAACCAGTTTAGAAAATAATAATGAAAAAAGTAATAATATTGTTCAAAAATATCTTTCTAACATAGATGACATGTTTTTAGATATTAATTCATATATATATCCAACAGATATTTGTAAATTTTGTAATAAAGGAGAATTATTACCTCTTGAAGATGAAGGTGTATTGATGTGTAACGCGTGTAATAGATATGTACCATATTTAATAGAAAATGAAAAACCTTCTTATAAAGAACCTCCTAAGGAAGTGTGTTTCTATGCTTATAAAAGAATAAATCATTTTAAAGAAATATTATCACAGTTTCAAGGAAAAGAAACAACACAGATACCGCCCGATGTTATTGAAAATATTAAATTACAAATTAAAAAAGAGAGAATAGAAATAAGTGAAATTTCAAATATAAAAACAAAAGAAATCTTAAAAAAATTAGGTTATAATAAATATTACGAACATATTCCATTTATTAAAGATAAACTAGGGATTAAACCTCCCATTATGTCAAGTGAACTAGAAGAAACTTTATGTAATTTATTTATTGAGTTACAATCACCTTATTCAAAATTTTGCCCAGACGACAGAGTTAATTTTTTGAACTATTATTATACCGCATATAAATTATGTGAATTATTAGGCGAAACACAATACTTAGAACATTTTCCAATGTTAAAAGATAAAGAAAAACGAGTGGAACAAGATAATATTTGGAAAAAAATATGCGCAGAATTAAATTGGGAATTTATACCTACTATCTAATCATCCACATCAACCTTTTTCCACCTTTATAAAAGGTGGAGCCAAACTATTTGCACCACTTTTTTAAAGTGGTAGAGCCAAACTATTTGCACCACTTTTTTAAAGTGGTGAGGTTGAATATGGAAATAACTTTAACATGTTCGTATTGTAAATAGAGAAATTAGGATCAGAACAATTACCGCCAAAGTTACCTCCTTTCATTTTTCGGGATTGGGATTTTCTGTTATTTTTATTACTTTTATTTTTTTTTCTTCTGTACAATGATTTATTTCTTAGTGTTTTTTTCCGCATAATTATAATATATATGATATTATAATTATTTATGAATTAAATTTAAATTATGGTGCAATTTTGACTCAATCTTTTTCAAAGGTTGATTTAGAATCCACCAGGGAATCTTACTAAGTTAGCACCAATACCGAATCCTGCACCTGATCTGGCATTTACTCCCATACTAGGAATATATGTATCAAGAATACTAAAAGTAGCTGCTGCTGTTAAAGCGATAAGTAGAATTTCTTCAATATTCAATGAACGTTTTGGGATAGCAAAAGCTGCAATTGCTACCATTAAACCTTCTACTAAATATTTGATGATTCTCTTGACTAATTCACTGACGTTTATTAAACCTCCCATTATATTAAATAAAAAGAAAAAAAATTTATATATATTGAATTATAAAAAACTTAAAGTTTGCTAAATATTATTAATTAAATGAGTAAAACTCCAAGAGGTAAAAAAAAGGCTTCTTCTGAAAATACAGAACCAAAAAATGGATTTGAGAGAAAATTTGATAATCAAAATAATCCAAATTCTAAATATGTTGATCTTTTAGAAGAGGATAAACCAATTGCTGGACAAAAATTTGCATGTATCTCATTTGTTTCACCAGAAAAAATTCTTAAACAAAAAGAGATATTTTATTTTGAAGAATTCCTAAAGAAATGGGATATCAATAAATCCATGGAAAAATTTGTTCAATTTCTGAATTTTATTTCATACAAATATCATATGTCGTTTGATGATATTTCTAATGATTTTAAAGAATTTGTAAAAGAAGAAAAAGAAGAGCTAGCTAAATCTTCAATGGAAGATGATTACAAAACCTTTGTTGATAACAATGAAGAAGAATTGGATAAATTATTTGGTATGAATCATAATTTTCAAACCAACACAAGAGGCATCAAAATTAGAGGCGTTTACCCAACCATGGAAGAAGCTGAATTAAGATGTAAATTATTAAGAGAAGTAGATCCAAATCATGACGTATTTGTTGGACCAGTTGGGTTATGGATGCCATGGGATCCAGAAGCATATAAGACCGGACGCGTTGAATATATGGAAGAAGAATTAAATCAATTAATGCATGAAAAAGACAAAAACGAAGCAAACGCTAAACAAAATTTTGAACAGAGAGTAAAAGAGACTAAACAAAAGGCGATTGAAGAAAATATTAAAAAGGCCGAAAAGAGCGGCAATAATTTGACCCAAACAATTGATGAAAAGGGTAATTTAATTGGCATTAATAATATGAGTACGAAAGAATTGACTTTTTCACAAAATGACAAGGAAACTGAACCAATAACAACCGCAGATATTCGTGCAGAATTGTTTGAAGGCGAAAACATTGTTGTTGGGAAGAGTGATTATGGGCAAAGTGAATTAGTCAGTGGTCCATTTGCATTAAAAAAAGACTAATATTGTAGGAATATAATTAATTCAATTTATTGAATATGAATATAAATATATTAAAATAAAATAATTAATATATTTATAAAGTGACAAAATATGAAAATTGGTGTTGCTATTCCATCTTACGTTGGTCACATTGAACATTTGTTTAAATTACTTGATTCAATTCAAAACCAAACACATCTTCCTGATAAGGTAGTAGTTAGTTGTTCTTCAACAAAAAATACAGATTTTGATTTGTATCTTGAAAAAATAAAACAATTTACTTTTTTATTAGAAATAGTTATCACTGAAGAGAAAAAAAATGCTGCACAAAATCGCAATATAGCGGCTTCCAAATTAACCGGGATTGATTATATAACTTTCATAGATGCGGATGATATAATGCATCCACAAAGGATAGAAATATTACTACAAGTGTTTAAAGAGCACGATTGTGATATCATTTTACATAATTATTTTTTGAATGTAAATTTTGAAAATAACTTATTTAAAAAAATAGAAGGCAATGAAATAATTTTAAGAATAAACTCGCTAAGACAGCATTGGTCTGGTTGTATAGAACATGTTAATTATTTTGATGAAAGTATTCATCATTCACAAGTATCTGTTAAAAAATCTATTTTTGATATAATACAATTTCCTGAAGAAACAGAATTTAATAGAAAAGAAGATTGTATTTTTTGTCATAGAGTTTTTAATCTACCTAGTATTAAAAATGCTTACATTGGAAATAAACTATCATATTATGCTCCATCAAATACAGATTTTTAAATTCTAAATTGGCTCTTGATTCAATCCAATAGTAACAGGATATTTGATAAAACAATAATCGTGCCATGTAGTATGAAAATTATTATTTGTTTCACACCATTCAAACAAATATTTCCCATTAGAAGCTTTTAATGGAAATTCTTTCCATAATTTGTATTTAAAATGAAGCATTAAATTCATTATAGCCATTTCATTTGTTTTGCATAAAGTATATTTATTCATAGCATCAATTAATTGTTGTTTATTACATATTTTTAATATATTTGTATCATACACCCACATACAATTTAACATGTGATATGAATTAAATATTTCGTTCCCAAAATCATCATGTAATAATTTTATTTTCTCTTTATTATCAAAACTTAATTGATACTTGAAAATTTGATCAATATGAAAGTTTGGAGACGCATCATTTTGTGCCAAAATAGAATTTTCATAATTCAATTCTAACAAATATTTAATATCATCTAATACACGCAACCCTGCATCTAAAAATACTACTCTTTTCCATTGCAAAAAATAATCATCAAAGACATGTAATTTTTCCCATTGATTTAACTTGTTTATTTCTCTTTTATCACTATTGGAAAATCCATTTGGTCCAATTTCATTTAAGAGGTGCGTTTTATCTATTAAAGGAAATTTTTTTTCAATTATATTTTGAGATAATTTATAACTATCTTCCAAATCAAAATCAATTGTAATTAATACAATATCTCCATGCCAATTTCCAACTTTTTTTAAATCATTGATAGTTACAAATGCTTTATAAAAATAAGATTTGTCTGTTACTAAAACAAAAACAGTATCATCATATTTTTCCATAGTATAAATATAAATACAATTATAGGTTTTTTATATTTATATTTATATTTATAAATTTATTTAACGGTTTACCATTTTGTTTTTTTTACATTAATTTTTTGGCCATTGCCTCTTTTTTTATTTGCATTTGGATCATATTTTTCTTCTTCTTCGTCTGAATTATAATTCTTAGATAATTCCCAAAATTCTTTTGAACCCAATCTAAAATCATTATGATTCTCTGCTTTGTACCAAAATACTTGATCTTGTAATTTATTGGATTTAACATTGTTATTTATTACTAAACATTCATAATTTTCTGTACATTGATCCATCACTTGACAAAACGATTCAAAAGTTGGAAACATACCAGCATAATTATCATAAATACGACGTCTGTTTGCAATATAATTCTCTCTTAAAATAAAAACATAATCAATATTTGTACGAAGGGTAGGTGGTATACCCAGCGGGTATTGCATTGTTATTACTAACATTATTTTCCAGTGACGACCGTTCATAAAAAGCAAACGCATCATTTTATCACGCGACCATGTATTATCATAAAGACAATCATCTAAAATAACAAATGCGCGTGGATCAATCGTTGAACGTTTATATGTTTCCATTTCTTTTTTAATCTGTTTTAATACAGTTCTTTGCCTTTTTAATATATTCTCTATAATAGCTGTATTATATTCATTATGTATAAATAATCTTGGGACCATTTTACCATAAAACCCATTACCTTCTTCCGTACCTGATATTACAGTTCCAATAGGAATATCTTGCTGATAATATAATAAATCCCTAACTAAAAAACTTTTACCGGTATCACGTTTTCCTATTAAGACAATAACCGGTCCTTTTGATTCATTGGATTTAAAACTAATACTTTTCATATCAAATTTTTTTAATTCTAAAGACATTCCTAATTAATTTAGAAAAATAATTTTGATCATTTATACGAATTTATATAAATTATAAATAAAATAAGTTAAAAATGCATATTATTTATATAACATTTACCTAATAATATGAGCACGATATATATGTCTAACAAAACGCAAAATTTAACAAGTGATATGAATATTAATTATGAAAAAAGAAAAAACTCTGAGCTTTTTAAATATTTAGAAAAACCTGATTGTTTTTCTCTCTCAAATACACAAAATTACATACCAATTTATAATAGGTTCTTTTCACTTAATAATACTAATTTTAATTCTATTAACCTAAATCATAAGTGGTATTTATACAGTATTAAAAATAAGATTGACACAGAATATTCATGTAAAAATTTATTTCAATCTCGTGTAAAAAATATTGAAGATGATGAAGTAAAAAATAAGATTGTATTTATAAAACTGGCACCCTTATTAGACCCTTTTAAATATTTGGTTGGTAAATATAATAACGTTAGTGACAATGTATTATGTAATTTACCTAGTTTGAATAATAATAATAACCAATGTCATGACAAATTACTAGATACAAATAACTCTGCGTATATAGATGGTTTTTTCGTTTATTTAACATCACTTCTTAAAAACAAATATAGCTTTGGTCATGGACTAGAATATTATGGCTCATTTTTGTCTGTTAAAAATAATTTTGTGATTAATGTTTTTGATGATCTAGATTATTTAACTAATTCTGAATTTTTTAATAAAAATAAAAATATATTATTTAAAATTGATGCATATGAACATTTAATTAAAAACGAAAATCACAAATTAAAAACATTAAAAATAGATTATAATTCATCTGCAAAATCAACGTTATCGTTAAATTCAATTAATAATGAACTTTTTGAAAATTTATTCAATGATACATGCGAAAAATCATCGCTATTAGAAAAAGAAAATGAAAGTGATGTCGTTGAATATAATATAGATATTGATACTACTAATGTTACAACACTAAAATCAAACTCTACTTGTTCGTCAAGAGTATCTTACACAAATAGTGAAACTAGCGAAATTGTTGAAGACAATGATTCCGATGATAATAATGTAAACACAGATAATTATATAAACGAAAATGAAATGGACGAAGAGATATCCAATTATGAAAACGAATCTAACTGCGAATGGACCGATCTTGATAACAATAGCGATGAAAATGATAATAGTACAAGTGACGATGACGAAGAAGAACAAATAAATGTAACAATAAGTCAATTCCCTGTAGAATTAATTTGTATGGAAAATTGTGAAAACACGTTAGACGATTTGATTTTAAACAATAAATTAACAAATGACGAATGGTTTTCTGCTTTAATGCAAATAATAATGACATTAATTACATATCAAAAAGTTTTTGCGTTTACACATAATGATTTACATACAAATAATATAATGTACAACGAGACATCTAAAAAATTCATAAAATATTATTATAATAAAAAAATTTATAGAGTTCCTACTTTTGGTAAATTATTTAAAATTATTGATTTTGGGAGAAGTATTTACAAATTTCAAGGAAAATTATTTTGTAGTGATAGTTTTCAACATGGTAACGATGCTGCTTCACAGTACAATACCGAGCCATATTTTGATGACAAAAAACCGCGATTAGAACCCAATTTTAGTTTTGATTTATCGCGTTTAGCATGTTCTATTTTTGATTATTTAATTGATGATTTAGAAGAAATAAAAAATATAAACAATATAATTGATCCTGTAAAAAAACTAATAGTTGAATGGTGTTTAGATGATAAAGGTATTAATCTGTTGTATAAAAATAATGGAGATGAGAGATATCCTGATTTTAAATTATATAAAATGATTGCGCGGCATGTTCATAATCATACACCAGACATTCAGTTGGAAAGACCTGAATTTAAAAAATTTATAGTACATGAAGATGTATTAGACAAGCGAAACACCAAGAATGAAAATCAAAATACAATAAAAATTGACATAGATAAAATACCAATACTTGTATAAATTTAATTTTATATATTTTTTTTGTATTAATATAATAAAATATATAAAATGAATAATTTTGGATTTATAATGACTAGACATGTTAATTCTGAAATGACAAATAAATATTGGAATCAAAGTATTAAATGTATAAGATATTTTTATCCGAATGTTAAAATTATTATTATTGACGACAATAGTAATTATGATTTTGTAAAAGCCGATCACGATTATAATAACGTAGATATAGTGCAATCAGAATATAAAGGTCGTGGTGAACTTTTACCTTATTATTATTATTATAAAAATAAATATTTCAAAAATGCATTTATTATTCACGATAGTATTTTTATTCATAAAAAAATTAATTTTGATAAAATGAACAATATTGACGTTTTACCATTATGGCATTTTAATGCAGATAAAGAAAATGTAAATAATTCATTGTTTTTAACATCAAACCTAAAACATCAATATATGTTACATAAAAATTTAACTATGAATGAAATGAAAATATTAGGAAGAAGCAACGAGTGGATTGGTTGTTTTGGTGTGCAAAGTTATATAAATCACGATTTTTTAATTAGAATTGTTAATAAATATAATTTATTTTCATTATTAAATAAAGTTAAAACAAGACCTGATAGATGTTGTTTAGAAAGGATTTTCGGTTTAATATTTTATATGGAATCCGGGTTTACTAAAAAATATAAATCATTATTTGGTCATATCCATCAACACAATAGTGCATTTGATTATACATTTCATAAATATTTAGATGATTTAACAATTAAAAAAAAATTACCAAAAGGGATCATCAAAGTATGGACTGGGCGTTAATATACTGTCCACCTTTATAAAAGGTGGAGCCCAAACGATTTGAAAAGCGCATGAACTCCTAATCTGTATTTATGTTTTAAAGATGCATATTGATAAATTCAGTTCTCTCTGATTGTGTCAACAAACCCAATAAAAATTTAATTCTTGGTAATATTCTATTATGTCGTTTATTTTCATGAAAATTTTCGTAAATAAAACAGGCTAATTCATTATTCGTCCAATTGGATAAAACAATATTACGTTTTACTATATTTTGAAATGTTATTGTTATAGAGTCGTGAATATAAGCATTAGAATTACAAAAACGCACTAAATCATATAACAAAACACTATAATTGTAACTAAATGCATACAAATTTTTTATAATGTTATAATCTTCTTGAAAAGTTAAAATATCTAATAGGAGTACTTGCGGTTTTACTTCATATGTGTAGGGTATTATGAAGTTATTAATTATTTCTTCTGGTATTGTTTTGACATATTTTATATCTATTTGATTGCTCATAAATATAATAAAGATCATAATGTTTTTATTATATTTTATTAATAAAAAGTTTCATAATATATTTGTTATCATATACAGAGATAACAAATTTACTATCTTAGACCGAAATTTTTGATTGTTTCTAATATTTGTGTATTTTCTTTTTGTTTCTTATTGTATTCACGTATTATTACCATTTTTTGGCGACATGACGATGATTCTATAAAATCAAAATCTTCCCTTGATATTTCCTGGTTGCTTTTTATTTTTTGAATTATATTATTGAATATGTTTTCATATAATTTATTAACTTGTGGTTTAGATTGTTTTTTATTTGGGTTATCTATACATACTATCAAATCATTATTACAATTTAACATTATTTATATTTATATTTATATATAAATAATCTTTTTATATTTTTTACAAATATGGTTTGGTTCCACCTTTTCTAAATGTGGATAACGTGGATTAGAACTCTGGATTATTAGTAAATATTGGTGTTACTCCTCCACCAGTTGTATCCCCATTTTGCATTACTGGCTTCAATTGTTCTAATATAAAATATCCACTAACAACACTAAAATAAACTAATAAAGCATCTCTTATTAACAATTTTAATGGTTTACTTTCTTTTTCAACAAATCTCATTTCAATAAATTTAACAATAAAATATATAATAGAAATAACTGTTGCTATAATAAATATATTATTCATTAAAATACTAAAGTAGAATCTAAATTTTTTTTAAACGCAAATAAAAGATTTATAAATGGTTTTTTATTTCATAATTAAATAATTCAAAGTCTTTCTTGTAGAATTTATTTATTAAGTTTATAGAATCATTATTTAAATAACTCATATATTCTTCTTGTTCCACATTTTTATTGTTTTTCTGTAGTTTCAATTTAAAATCTGTAAAACCATATTTATACAAATCTTCATTTAAATGTTCTGTTTTAAAAATGGTAATGTTTGGATGTACTACATTACTGTAATCTAGTAAAAACATATATTGAGGAATATTGTGATAATCATAACTTTTATCATAAACATATTTTTGAATAATTTTATACACATCTTCACTTCTTGTATTTTTATCAATCAACCCAAAGAAAAATAAATCGCTTACAATCCTGTGATAAGGATTTCTTACAATTGTAATTATTTTTAAAGATTCATTAAAATCAACTTCTAATTGTCGTTTATAATAATAAATTTGTTTATATGTTAAATGTTGTAAGGAACCGGTTTTTATATGAAATTTTTCAAATAAAATATTATTTTGTAACTCTATTGAAAATAATGTTTGCGTAGTTTTTTCTTTTAAATATTCTTCTAAGGAAGTTCCTCCTGTTTTAGGTATGTGAATAAATAATATATTTAAATTTTTATAGTAAGGCATTAAATATATTTAATATTATTATTTTTATATTTATTCTAATAATTCTATGTCGTCAATAATGAGATCTGGTAATGTTTCTAATTCAGGTTCATTAATTACATGAACGTCTAACTCATCTAAATATGCACTCTCGTCTGATATATTAAGTTTTGTTAAAAGTGAATTGTTGCTATTTTCATCATCAGACTCTAATTCATTTTCAAGCTTTCTTTGATTGTACCTTAATTCGCTCAGTTCTTCAAGTCTTTCTATACTTTTTGGTGCATTTATATGTTGTTCTTTATTAAATTGATCTTTTACTAAATCAACATCGCTAAAGGATAGTTTTGAATTGTTACCACCGCTGCTATTTAATTGTGAATTAGCGTTTATTTCAGTTTGGATTGAATTTGAATTATTATGTTGGTTTAAATCGTCATCTAAGTCGTTTTCTTTTTTAACTGGCTCATGAATGTATTCTTCTTTAACTTCTTCTACAACATCTTCTTCCATAGTTTCATCCATATATGCCTTTAATATAGCTTCAACTGGAACACTTTCCCTTAATGTATTTAATATACATTCTTGAACAATAAGTTCTAACTCTCTATTATACTTTTGAATTTGTAATGGAGCAATATTTAATTCAAATAAATATACATTTTTATATACTTTTCTGGCAACGTGAACGTATACTTTATGAATAAAATCTTCCAGTTTTGGAATATTGATATCTATTTTTTTTTGTTTTTGACCAACTCTCATTACAGTTAAAATCTTAAGTTGAATGATGTGTACACATGTTATTAAATCTTCTAAATAAGCACAACCTGATTTTTCACAAATTCGGTTTCGTTCATTTTCTATAATTGTTGAATTCCATTTGGGAACCCTTGTAATGAAATTTTGAAAAGTCATTAAATACTTATCCATTTCGTTATTTTCCCTGCATAATTTAACTGCTTCATCTAATATTGATTTATAACCATCAATAATCAATGGAGTTAAAATAGAAATTAATCGTGCACTCCATTCATTTCTACTTTCGTGTAATGTTGAAATATTAAAATCATCCATAATATTATTACATAAAACTGATATTTTCTAGAGACAGATCTGAACTTAAAAATAAAAAATTTAAAATAAAAAGAATTAACAGTTTTTCATTCCTAAATTCTTTCCGTACTTTATTAAATGTTATCAATAATTCATATTTTTTCTCATTAGTAATTTTATTCAATAATAATTTGTTTGTTTCTAAAAGTTCAATAATATCCATAGCACTATAACCTTTTTCATATAATTTTAAAGAAAAATTTATTAATTCAGCCAAAGAAACTTTTATTTGACCAGATGTTCCAGGTTCAAAAGTTTTTTCTATTGTTTTTTTTAATTTATCTAGACGCTGTAAATTATAATCATTCATTTTAAATGTTTCATTAATATTATGTTTATATAAATGTATTGTTTTTTTGTTAACCTCTGGTTCTGGAACATAAATTTCGCAAAATCTAGATAAAATTGGTTTCAATAAATTATATTTATCTTCAATAATAATAAAAAATCTTGTATTGTGACTAAATAATTCAATGCATCTACGTAAAGCGGATTGTGCATCCATCGTTAATTTATCCGCATTTAATAATATAATACTTTTAAAAACATCTCCGCCATTAGAATTTATATGTGTTTTTGCAAAAAATTTGAGCTCTTCTCGTATAAATTTTATACCTTTACCATGAGAGCAATTAACATACATTACAAAATTTTTTATTTTTTCCTTATCTTTATTGTAAATATCATGAATAAATTCATTTACTAATGTTCTTTTACCGCTACCGGATGGTCCGTGAAATATAATATTTGGTATTTTATGTATTTTATGAAAATAATCTAATTTTTCTTTTATATTTTGGTGTATATCAAGTGTTGTCATTTTTATTATTTTTATTAATACTTATTGTATAATAGTGTATATTTTTTATATGTTATTATAACTTATTTATTAATTAATATCGTAATTATAAAATAGTAGTTTACGATAAATAATAAAATAATTATATAAATTATATATTCTCCACATGAATACAAAAAAACTATTTTATACAACGTTGGTTATATCGGTTTTTATGCAAATTATGACAGGAGTAATAGATTTTTTTGCTTTTTTGATAAAAGTACCTAGTCAATTTATTATTATTAGACAGCTTCTTATTTTAGAATTATCTGTACAATTTGTTGAAGGTTTATTTTATCTATGGTTAATATTAAATTTTAATTATTTAACAGATGTAACACCTAAAAGATATATTGATTGGACAATAACAACACCAACTATGTTGGTAACTCTAATTATTTATCTCATCTATTCTTATCACAAAGAGATAGGAGATTCTTCCAAACTTGAATTATTTGATTTGTTATTCAAAAACTCGTTTACTATTTCTAATATTTTAATGTTAAATTGGTTAATGTTATTATTTGGTTATTTGGGAGAGAAAAAAATAATTCCTACTTTTACTGGGGTTTTATTAGGATTTATTCCATTTTTAATTTATTATTTTATTATTTATGTAAACTATGTACGGTCTACATTCGGTCTAAAACTATTTTTATATTTTCTTGTTTTTTGGTCATTTTATGGAGTGGTTGCACTATTTCCTTATTATTTAAAAAATGCATGTTATAATATACTTGATATATTTTCTAAAAATTTCTTTGGAATTTTCCTAGGTTATACAATTTTATCAAACAATTATTAATTATTTGATTCATGACAAAAAATATTTTATTAAATAAACTTAAAAACAATGTAATAATATTGATTATACAATAATGTTACGACGTGGCTTTTCTAGTGTAAATTCTATCATAAAATCTTCTGCTATGAGTGTTTTTGAAAGATCTTGTTATCATAAAATTGATTTCAAAATTAGTGAAGATGCGTCTGTAAAAGATGCGGTAAATCGTTTCACTGCTTTTAACATCGGATGTCTTGCAGTGACTGACAAAAACAATAAAGTTGTTGGAGTATGTTCGGAAAGAGATTTTATTTCAAAAATTGCGTCTTATGAAAAAGATCTAAAAGAAACAAAGGTTAAAGAAATTTGTACTTACACTCCTATTATTATTGCAAAAAAAGACGATTCATTAGAAACATGTATGAATAAAATGATGTTTAAAGATATTCGTCATTTGCTTGTAGTTGACGATAAAAATGAAGAGTTTATTGGCATGATTTCCATTAAAGATTTAATTAAAGAAATTATGAAGAAGAATGACGATGTTATTACTAGATTAAGTGATTTTAAGATGGGTAAGGGAGCTTACTTTGGTAGTGAATAATTTAGATTGGGGTTCATAGTGTAAAAAAATATAAATAATATTATTCTTCGCATATAAAAAATAATATTATTTTATTATATAACATGACATCTATATTTTATAATTTATTTTCTAATGAAGAAATAGAATATTTAAATCAACTTCCAGAGGTTATAGAAGCAAAGGCAAAAGTTAATAAATCTTTAACTTCTAGTGTAGTATATTTTAATATAAAGCTCACTGAAAAATTAAAAATTTCACTTACTAATTGTTTTGGTTTGGATTTTTCAAATATATCTGAAATACCAATGCGCTGGATTAAAGGTGATACAAATCCTCACATAGATGTTGGCTCTACAAAATTTGAAAACACATATTTAGCCTATATAAATAACAGTCAAGGCGAATTTGTTGTTAACAATACAACTTATCCTATCACTGCAAATACTGCGTTTAAATTCAACGAAGGTCTTTTGCATATGACTACAAATACTGGGGAAGAGCCTCGTCTTTTATTGGGTCCTATGAATGAATTAATAAATCCTGTTGGTGCTTCTGTCAACTATTTTCCAAGCGAGGCAGATGCACTTGCATATACAAACCCATTAGGGAATAACTACAGTTATACAGTAGGATATGGAGGACCATATGGGCCTCCTCCTGGATATACATATTGGAAATTAGCTTCTAATAGTAACGGGTCATCGTCACAAAGTGTTACTTATGCTAATGGTGATGTATTAAATTCGGATGGCACCTATAATTTGTATCCAGCAACCCCATGTTTCTTAGAAGGCTCTAAAATACTTTCTTTAGTTGAAGGTAAAGAAATGTATGTTCCTATTGAAAAATTACAAAAAGGCGATTTAATTAAAACTAGTTGCCACGGTTATAAGAAAATAGAACTTATTGGTAAAGGAAACATTATGAATCCAGGAAATAATGAAAGATCTAAAGACCGTTTATACAAGTGTTCACCTGTTAATTATCCTGAATTAACGGAAGATTTATATATAACAGGGTTTCATTCAATTCTTGTAAACTCCCTTAGTGATATTCAACGCAAAGAAACCATCAAACATATGGGAGAAATTTTTATAACACACGATAAATATCGTCTTATTGCTTGTATAGATGAACGCGCTGAACCTTGGAATTCAGAAGGTCAATACACGATTTGGCATATTGCACTTGAAAATATAAATGAAACATTTAATTACGGTATATATGCTAACGGAGGTTTACTTGTTGAAAGTTGCTCCATAAATTTTTTGAAAAATCATACAAATATGAATGTTAAATAATATTATTAAATTTAACGAAGAAATAATAATATTATTACCTGCAAAATTAGACAGCGTTTGTTAATGAAAATGTATATGGATTAGAACGGAATGCATTCAACAAATCTGGCTGGATTCTATCGCAACCATTACATTCGTTATAATATTGTGGTGCGCGCACAGCACAATAAGTTGTAACAGAAGGCGGCATTTGTGAAACATTAGAATATGCTGGATTCGTACGTCCGTTAAAGCGATCGCTATCACTTCTAATAGTAGTTAAATTCATTTGTTGATTAAAAATTTGTGTTCCACCTTGATTTGGTCTATTATCAATAGTAGAAGATTTAATATCATTATTATGTTGTCTGTATGCGGCATCATAATTCATGTCACCATACTGTGCAGCTTGACCTCCAGCACTTCCAACATAATCACAACTAGAAGTATCTCTTTGTGTTAAATCTGTAGGCGTGTAATTATTAACATATATTCCTTCTTTTTGATTGTTAATATTGAATTGAGGAGAATATAATGTAGTTTCTTTAATAGTAGTAGTAGTTGTATCATTTGGATTATTTACGTATCCACTAGGAACACTTGGCGCAACATCTCCATATATTCTAACATTCCCCATAATTTCTTCTTTTCTTGATGGTCTTAATACATCCATAAAAGGAGCAATTACAGCACCGATAGCACTACTAAATCCGCTTCGTATTGTTTCTGGTTGTTTTATAGTTGATCTGTGATTATTTGTCATGTTATTATTGAAACTTTCAATTCTTTTATCACCATCTGTAATTGGTCCTCTACCAACAGCACTAGAACAATTAATGTCTTTACCAGGAAGATTTACTCTCTTACTTGGCTCAAAATTAGTAGGAGCTACAGTTGCTTGTCTATCTACTGAACCGGCTGGACCCAAGTAATCAGATGATATGTCATTTCTTTTAATAACTCCCATTTCTTCAATTGGTCTCAATCTTTCACCTTTTTCTGCACCATTTGTCGTGAACCAACGATCTTGAGTGTTAATAAAAAAAGTATCAGGACGTTGTTTTTCAACTCGTCCTAAAATTCCTACATTTTTAATAGTTGATTCAGCAGGTCCTTCATGATTAGTTAATTCGTATTCTAATTTTGGATTTGTAGCAACACGAAGTTGATCAACCGTATATGGTAACCATTTATCACGTGCTTCCATACCAGAATTGTAACCATTGCTACCATTTACACCATATCCTTGATCTAAACCTGGTCCAACGTATAAAGACTCAAAAGGTTTCACATTATTATTTTTCATTGCAGGATACACACGTGATTGAAAAAAATCACTATTATTTGGTGTACCATACGTCCAATTCATATTGGCTTCAGGTTTAAATAATGGTGCTTGTTCAATTTTTTTTATAGTTTGTGAACTATTACCTACCATATTATCCAAAATTACTTCTGCAAATTTATTGTCAAATGTATAACTCTTTACTTTTCCACCATTAAAAGGTACCATGTTATTATGTTTAAATTGCGCCGAGTCTAAATAATTACCAGTTAATGAGTATATTTCTTGTGGATCACGTCCCACACTAATGCCTTTCCTTTCATTTTGTTCATATAAATTTTGATTAAAATACTTATCTGTCGCAGTATTTGGGTTTGCATAATTATTTACAGTACCAACAACTTGATCAATATTTTCTACAGGAAAGTTCTGTGGTGGGACAACCGTGTTAGGTAAATAATTTACATTTTTACCCATATTCGCAAAGTTTTCCTGCTTATTGTTATAACTAGATGGTTTTTTATTATTTTTATTATGATTGTTATTTTGATTATTTTGATTTGATACTACATACATTCCACCTAATGCTATTAAAGGAATGGCTATTTCCATTTTTTATTATTATATATAATAATTATTATTATTTTAAAATTTATTATTATATTCGTTAAATATTTTTAATATAATAATTTTATAAATTCTGGCACGAATTGCTTGTGGTACAAATATTTGGTCCTGCTACATATGTACCTTTAATTAAAGTATAAGTACTAGGTAATAAATTATTTGTTTCATTAATTACACAATCTCTTTTGGGAGTAAAATAATCTTTTTCTAAAATTCTAGTATTTAAATTTGTTTCAAATGGGAAACAAGTATTTTCTTGTGGATTAAGTTGAGGATAATACCAATCAACTTGTTCTAAATCACGATACCACCATGCAGGATTTGTAGCTCTTGATTGTTCTGTATACAAATTATTGCAATTAGGATATTGAATAGGATCGTTGGGTACATTGTAGTTTTGATAATTGTCTTTTCCTAAACAATCTCTACTCAAAGGTTTATTTATTCCCATTAAATCGCTCTCTAAGTTAATAGTATTTGTTCTCAAATTTGCACCCCACTTTTGAATAATTATTTGTGGATCTTCCATATAACCCGGTTGCGAGCCATTACCAGGAACATTTAATATATATCGTCCAGGACCAGTTGACTGTTGTAATTCTTTTTTTGTTCTACATGCATCATAATAAATTCTTGTACAAGCCATATTTTTTATTTACTATTATTATTATATATATATTTTAATTAAAATATAGTTTAAAAATAATAAATTAATAATTATTTATAATTAATATGTCAATGCCTACATTATGTTTAAATATGATTGTTAAAAATGAAAGTAAAATCATTACAAGATTATTAACATCTGTTTTACCAATTATTGATTCTTATTGTATTTGTGACACTGGGTCAACAGATAATACAATTGAATTAATTGAAAATTTTTTTAAAGATAAAAATATAACTGGTAAAATAGTACATGAACCGTTTAAAAATTTTGCTCATAACAGAAATTTTGCACTGAAATCTGCTGTAGGTATGACAGATTTCGTATTATTAGTTGACGCTGACATGATATTAGATGTGAGAAATTTTGATAAAAAAAGGTTAAGCAATCATGACACATTTTACATACTTCAAGGTAACGATCATTTTTTCTATCAAAATGTTAGAATTGTACGAAATAATGGATTATATAATTATGTCGGCGTAACACATGAATTTATTGGTACACCTCCTAATAATAGAACGTCTTTACTCGGTAAAGACGAGTTATTTATTATTGACATTGGCGATGGTGGTGCTAAAAGTGATAAATTTGAAAGAGATATTAGGTTATTAACGCAAGGATTGATTGATGAACCTAATAATGAGAGATATTATTTTTATTTGGCTAATAGTTATCATGACAATGGACAACATGAAAAAGCTATAGAAAATTATCAAAAACGAATAGATTGTAAAGGATGGATTCAAGAGGTCTTTTATAGTTATTATAAAATGGGTCACAGTTATAGACAATTAGGTAAAATGAACGATGCAATCGCTTGTTGGTTATTAAGTATGGAAGCGTTACCTGAACGTTTAGAAACGGTTTATGAGATTATGCAATATTATAGAAATACATCTAAACATAAATTGGTTGAACATTTTTATAAAATCGCAAAAGATATATTAGATAAAAAACATTTTCGCGATGATTATTTATTCTTACATAATGACATTTATACATATAAAATTTTTTACGAGTATTCAATTTCTGCATACTGGATTCAAGTTAAAAATATTAATTATGAAATAGTAGAAATATTAAATCATTCATCAGATAATAATATTAATACTAATTTATTTCAAAACATGAAGTTTTACAAAGATGTATTAGCACCAAAACATGTATATGTATTTGATAATAAACTGTCTATTGAAATAAATGGCGAAAAAACTGGGTTTAATTCTTCATCTAGTTGTTTAATTAAAAAAGACGACACATATTTAATGAATATACGTTATGTTAATTATTATATTACAGAAAATGGCAGTTATATTAATTGTGAGAAAAATATCATAACAGCTAATAAATTTGTTGAATTAGATAAAGATTTTAAAGTTATTGGTGTAAAATGTTTTGACATTGATTTTGACGGTAGACAGTATATAGGTGTTGAAGACGTGAAAATTTTTAATGACGTTGGAACCAAAGATTTGTTATTTATTGGTACAGGCTTACATAAAAATAATTTCCTAGGAGTGGTATCAGGCAAATATAATAGTGTAAATTCAAACAAATTAATCCCAAATGATATTAAACAGACTTTTAACAATACACAATGCGAGAAAAACTGGGTTTTTGTTGATTATAATAATTCTACACATGTTGTTTACAAATGGCATCCGCTACAAATATGTAAAATGAATGAAAATGAAAATACTATTGAAATTGTAAAAGATATTACAATGCCTAAGATTTTTTCACATGTTCGTGGATCTAGTTGCGGATTTAAATACACTAAACAAATGGCTAATAATAATGGTAATATTAGTATTACATACGAAGAAAGTGAACTATGGTTTGTAACACATTTAGTTTCATATGAAAGTCCTAGACATTATTATCATATGATTGCTGTATTTGATGAAAATATGAAATTGTTAAGATATACTGCGCCATTTAAATTTGAAGGCGAGCCAATTGAGTATTGTTTAAGTGTTGTTGTTGACGATGAAAATGTTTTATTGAACTACAGTGTTTGGGATAGAACGACAAAAATAGGAGTATACGATAAAAACTATATTGAAAGTTTACTGAAATATATTCCTAACCAGAAATAAATAATGCAACAGTATAATATTACAAGAATATAAATTATTTTTATTATAATGGATTCACTATAATAAAAATTATTATTTTACTTTTTTGCATTACATTTTAACCTAATTGAATAGCAGAAATTCTAATATTTGAATAAATTGGTCTATTAGCATCTGTTGTTACTCTTACAGCATAATAAACACCTGTTGGTCCATTTGGTAGGTCAACCCTATCTAATGCTTGCATGTTTACAGTAAATGCGTTTAATGGGTGGGGATTACTACCACTGTGGACTGTGCTAATGGTCCACAAAGAAGTATTTAACGCAGTTATTGCGTTTCCTACGTCTGGTGGAAATACAATGTCTCCACTTGGACCGCTTTTTCCATTGGCTAAATTAATTGGATAAGGAGTCACAAGGTTCGTTCCTGACATACCAACAAAATTTCTCATAATTGTAGCTGATAAATTATTTGTATAATTAGTTGTACTTGTATATGTTTGGAAAGATACATTAATTAAATTTGTTTGATTATTTTTTGTAGTTACAAGTAAATTATCGCCATCTAAAAAATAAACTCCGGTGTTTCCGTCTGGCGTCACAGTGTTTCCGGTAAATCCTGTAAAAGTTCTTCCTGAAACGAATACAGCAGTTCCAGTTGGACCTGTTGGACCATATTGGTTACTAATTAAAGAATAATTAGGTCCTGTTGGTCCACTTACTCCATTTATTCGTGCAAATAAATCAGTAGGAACAAAACCGTTTGCTCCACTATATCCTGTTCCAATTATCTGCCATCCACCAACAGCCTGTCTAGTTTTAATTTCAGGTCCTACATTGATAAATGGAGTTGCAAAACCATATTCTGTATAAACAATTCCTTGTAAATCAGATCCAATTGTTGCTAGATTTTTTGCACCTGGTGGTCCTTGAATATTAATTGTTCCTGGACCTACGTATAAGTCACGCCACGATGAGCCGCTCGCACCTAATGTATACGTATTTGTAGAATCAGGTAGTATATTTGTATTGACAATCATTGAGTTACCTGTTGTTCCAGGAAATGGCGATGACGAAGAAGATATTTTTACGTCGCCTATATAAACTGAACCAGTACCAACATAAACTTCTGACCATTTATATCCTGTAGTTCCTAATGAATAAGTTTCATTGCTTAAAGGAATTATACTTCCTTGTGCTCCAACGTTGATACCTGTTGCACCATAACTACTTGTATCCATAATACGTACTACATTATTGTAGTATACATTATTTAAATCAACTGGATCAGCAACAAGAACTGAACCAGTACTACTTCCTAATATATTAAGTGTGGGTCCGGTTGGTCCTGTATCGCCTGTGTCTCCTTGAGGTCCTGTAAAACCTTGGAATCCTTGAGCACCAGTATCTCCTTGGAATCCTTGTGCGCCAGTATCACCTTGGAATCCTTGTGCGCCAGTATCACCTTGGAAGCCTTGTGCACCAGTATCACCTTGGAAGCCTTGTGCGCCTGTGTAACCTTGGAATCCTTGTGCGCCAGTATCACCTTGGAAGCCTTGTGCGCCGGTAGGACCAGTATCGCCTGTGTCTCCTTGGAAGCCTTGTGCGCCTGTATCACCTTGGAATCCTTGTGCGCCAGTATCTCCTTGGATACCTTGTGCGCCTGTGTCACCTTGGAATCCTTGAGATCCTGTTGGTCCAGTATCACCTTGGAACCCCT